ATGGGCGCTCGGGAGGTCGAAACGTCCTCGTACATCGAGTTCGCGCGTCGCATCATCCGGCGCGCTGGTGAGCGCGTGGCCGAGGCGGATGACTGGGAGCTAGCCGAACTCGTGTCCCTCGTCGACGACGTCGACAGGGCCGTCCGCCGGGCCGTGGCAGGGCAGCGCGAGGCGGGCCGGTCGTGGCAGTACATCGGGGATGCGCTCGGGATCAAGAGGCAGAGCGCGCAGGAACGTTACGGGAAGGATGCGGGATGAACACTTCGTGTCGATCCAGCCGAATAGACTTGTCGCGAACGATGCCGCTGGGGGGCATGCGTCGTATCGAGAGGACTCCCGCCGTGCCGTCTGCCAACCCGACGACCCTGTAAGCGCGTGGCACTCCCACTCTCGGCCTCCTGGACGGAGGCCCTCGACGACTACGCCCTAAATCTCCGAGGCGCGAGCCGGACCCCGGCAACGATCCGCGCCCGACGTGAGCAACTCCAGCACCTCGCCCGCCGCATCGGCGTCGGCCCGTGGGAGGTCACGTCCGACGCCCTCCTCCGCTTCGTCGGCACTCAGGAGTGGATGCCCGAGACCCGCCGGAACCGCTACGCGTGCTTCCGTGAGTTCTGGCGATGGGCGAAGCGCACCGGCCGGATCGCGAAGAACCCGACCAAGGCCCTACCGAACGTCAAGGCTTCCGCGCCGAACCCCGATCCGGTCCCGGAGCACGTCTACGCGGACTCGATGCGGAAGGCCGATGAGCGGACCATGCTCATCATGCGCCTGGCCCACGACGCCGGTCTACGGCGAGGTGAGATCGCTCAGATTCACTCGGACGACCTCCGGCCCGATCTGCTCGGCTGGTCGCTCCTCGTGCACGGCAAGGGTCGCAAGCTCCGTATCGTCCCGCTGACGCCTCGCCTCGCCCTCGACCTCCGGGCGCTCCCCGAGGGCTTCGCGTTCCCCGGCGCGATCGACGGGCACCTATCCCCGAGGCGGGTCTATGAACTCGTCGACGAGGTGATACCTCGCCCGTGGTCCCTCCACAACCTCCGCCACTCATTCGCCACGAACGCGCACGAGGCGTCCAACGGTGACGTCCTGACGCTCCGGGAGATCATGGGTCACGCCTCGGCCGACACGACGGGACGGTACGTCCGCCTGTCGGACGCCCGGAGCCGAAGCGTGGTCTACGCGGCCGCCGGACTCGCCGCCCCCGAGAGACCGCCCGCCCGCCTCCGCGCGGTCTGAACAGATGTGACGATGCCCCGCCTCCGGAGTCTGGAGGCGGGGCATCTGGCGTCCGGGCGACATTCGAACATACCTAATGGTTTCGGCCCGCCGGCTACTGGGCCCAGCTGCGAGCTCGGCCCTAAACCGTGGGTTATGTTCGAATGTCAGGTTCGGGGCGTTCCGGTCTCGTCGACGTAGAACACGGCCATGAGCAGAGGGGCGATGACGGGTGCGGCGGCGGGCGGGAGCCAACCGGCGAACACGGCGACGCCGACCCCGGCGGCCGCGACGCCGTAGGCCCAGCGTCGGAACGCGGGCCGGAGCACGGTCTCGGACTTGGACCGCGCGGCGGCCCTCCGCTCGGCTCGGGTCTTGTAGTTGGTGGTCATGTGTGCTTGGTCCTTTCAATCGAACAGATCGGTGGGCGGTTGAGGTGCGGGCGGTCCGAGACCGCGATAGATGTGGTCGACGAGTTGGCGATTCCAAAACCAGAGGCGCTGGTTCTGCGCGTACCACTTCGTCAGCTGGACCGCGAGAGTGATGCCTCCTGCGACCAGGGCGGCGACGACGACCCCGGCGAAGGCGAGGATCGCCAGGACGACGGCGTCGGCGGTCATTCCTGCTTGGCCATCGAGAGGCGGCGGGCAGTCTCGTCGACGACGCGCCTGGTGAGATCGTCGACGTCGACGCCGCCGGTCGCGACCCCGGCGGCGCGGAGTTCCCGAAGGGTGGCGACGACGTGCGACTGGACGATGTCTGCGAAGGCCCAGCCGTTCGAGTCGCGGGCGACGTACATGGCGTGGATCGCCGCGACCTGCGCATCGGCCTTCTCCATCGCCGCAGCCATGTCGGCGGTGCGATTGTTGATGTCGATGACGGCGTTGTGGATCGTTTCCTCTTGGTACTTGTTCAGGAACATGAAGAGTCCTTCCGGTGTGGTGGTTGCCCCTCCGCTGGTCGCGGCGAGGTGGTTGGTGATGAACGGGACGGGGTCGATCTGGACGCCGTTGACGACGATCTCTAGGTGGTGGTGAACGCCGGACACGTTGCCCGTTCTCCCCATGCCGCCGAGGTCGTGGCCCGCGTCGACGTCCTGGCCGACGCGGACGGTGGGCGAGCCGGTGACCATGTGCATGGACCGGCTGAGGAAGCCGTCGTGTTGAATCCAGACCTGTACGCCGCCTCCGGCCCAGCCCTTCGGCGTGCCGACGGCGACGACCCGACCGGCGGCGATGGCGTGGATGCGCGTGTAGCCGGTGAAGTCGGTTCCACGGTGGAAGGTGGATGCGCCCTCGACCGGGGCGGTGCGCGGCCCGAAGCCGCTGGAGATCGGCGGGCGGTCAGTAGTGCCGTTGGGCCAGAGAATATCCATGTCGGTTCCTGTCAGGTGGTGGTGAGGGCGGTGGGTTCGATCTGCATGAGGCCGTCCGTGAGGTCCCAGGTGACGGCTCCGATCTCGCCGGTGGAGGTGATGCCGTCGCGGCCTGTGAGCGTGAGCGGCTGGTCCGGGGTTGCCCGGTAGTCGGATGCGACGGTGACGGGTCGCTCGGTGCCGCGTCCCTGGAGCCTGGCGAGGTAGGCGGCGGCGGTGCCCTCGCCGGGGTACGGCTCGGGGATTTCGAGGGTGGTGATCTTGCCCTCGGTTCCGGCGGATTCGATGCGGCTCCGCTTGACGCCGTTGGTGTCGGTCCATGTCCAGGTGATGACGACGGCGTCGGCGTAGTCACCGCGCTCCCCGTCGACCCGAGCGAGGCTTTCCACAGTCGTGGCCGGGGTGATGGTGAGAGCGCCGGGGGCGGTGTAGTTGGCGGGGTCGGTGAGATGCCAGACGCGCGCCTCGTCGCACCAGAGCCGGAGACCGTTGCTGTTGACGAGGGGCATGAGGAAGTCCATGGCGGACTGGCCCGCGTCCCAGATGAGCGCGTCCGGGGTCGCCGCGTCGATCTTGACCTTGCGGGTAGAGATCGAGGCGTGCGGGACGGCGGCCCATTCGTAGTCGTATTGGGTGGTGTCGGGGTAGTCGCCGTCGAAGTAGAGGCCATCGGCGGCGAGGTCGCCGGTGTACTCGGTGAGCCGCCACCGGGTGACGTTGATGTACTCGCTTCCGCCGACCTGGAGGGCGCGGACGCGGCATCGAATCTTGGCGGTGTTCGTGTACGGCTCGAATGGCGCGGTGACGACTCGTTGCCACACGCCGGTCGCGGGCATGATCTTGGTGATGGCCGGGATGTATCCGAGGATGTTGCCGGACGCGTCGAAGCACACCGCATCGAGGATCAGCGCTCGACCGCCGACGCCACCCATGTCCACGGAGAGGACGTGCTGTTTCGAGCCGGAGAGGGAGACCACGTTCTCGTCGATGTAGATCTCGGGGTTGTTTGTGAACACGCCCGAGTTGGACAGGTAAGCGACGTAGGTGGTGTTGTCCGGCCCGCCCGATGCCTGCCGGAGCGGCGTGAGTCCCCCGGCGGTGGCCGTGGAGCGCCAGTCGGTGATGTTGGTTCCGGCGCGCGGGTTGCGGATCAGGTTGGACGAGTTCGCCAGGGCGGGCACGGGCACGTCGGGGCTGGGTGCGAGGGTCGCGCCGGGAATGACCTTGTCGAGCACGTACCGGATGAGGGCGCGGAGCGACCACTGGTAGGTGAGCGGGGTCGCGTCGACGACGGCCCGCGCGAACCGCTGGAGGAGGTACTCGTCACTGGCGAGGGTGAGGCGCATGCGGCCCGCTACGGCGTCGACGACGCGCTCCGCGACCGCAAGGTCGAAGGTGCGCTGATCGACGTCCTGGAGGACGGGAGCGGCGTCCTGGCGGCGCTCCTCGACGATGGTGTTATCTGCCTTCCGGTATCGGAGGTAGTTCGCCATCGAGCCGGAGACCCCGATCGCGTCGCTGATGACCGGCGACGCGGCGACGTCGGTAGGCGCGATCCCGAAAGCCTCGGTCTTGATGCGAGCCTTTACGCCGACTGTCGTGCCGGGCGTGGTCCAGGTGGTCGCGGCGCGGTTGATGATGTAGACCTCGACGCGGATGCCACCGGGTCCGGCCGGTGTGTTGAGCGTGACCTCGTTGATGACGAGTTGGGTGAGGCCGTTCGCCGTCATGTCCTGAGTGCGGGCGAGGAGCGTGGTCGATCCCTGGATGACGCGCACGCCAACCGTCATCGTCGAGGGCACCGCGCCACCGCCGGTGAAGGTGTCGATCTCGACGGCGAGGTAGATGCGGGCGACGGTCGAGCCGTTCGCGGGCGGGTTGGTTGTCATGCTCAGCCCGTAGGACGCTCCGGCGGGCAGGGTCTTGACGTTGATCTCCTGCGCAATGCGGCCGGTGTCCTGGAGGAGGAACCGGTTGGGCTTGTCGGTGGTGCCGGTGTTACTCCCCGTCATCTGCTCGTAGCAGGACATGAGGATACCGCCGCCGATGGCGCGTGAGGTTCCGGTGTGGCCGGGGTCGGGGTGAATGTTGCGGCGCGTCACGGTCCAGGGCGTGTACTGCGCGACGAGCTCGCGAACACTGGACGCGACGACGCGGACGCGGGAACCGTCGTTCGGGTCGAGCGCGGCCGCGACGGCGGCGGACGATTCCGGGACCGCGATGTCAGCCTGGATGAACGGCGCCCATGAGGCGTCCGCCGTGATGCGGCCCTCGTAGACGGTCAGCGGCACCTGGTCGTCGACGACGGGCGGGATCGTCTGGGTGTAGGCGAGGCCGGTGACGGAGAGGTCATTCACCGCGAGGCGCACGGTGGCCTGTGCGGTCGTCGTGGCGGGGTTGTCCTCGACCTCGACGATGAGGTCCTCCTCCTCGCGGGTCGCGGTGAAGGTGACCGTCTGGAGCGTCATAGCCGTGGAGGTGACCCACGCGCCCGACTGGCCGCCCATGCGGATGCGGGCACGCGTGCCATTGTTCGCATCCGGAGACACCCGCGCCGCGAACCGGTACTGACGTCCGACGATGAGGCCGCGCACGGTGCGATAGATCGTGAGCCAGGGCGTGGGGTTGACGGGGTTGAGGCCGCCCGTGAGGGACGCGCGGACGGCGATCTCGGACCCGGCGAACCGCTGGCCCGCGAGCACGTCGACACGGGTCGATCCGGACCCCCGTGCGTCGTAGGTGTGCTCCCAACCCTCCGCCCCCTCGGGCGTCCCGTCGATGCGGAGGATGACCTGTTGAGGCCAGTCGACAGTTCGGCCGGGTTCGATGATCACCGGGGCGTCGGTGGTGGTCGTCGCGGTCGCCTTGGGGAACCGTGAGAAGCTCACGCGGGCACCTCCTGGTAGGGCACGTCGACGTACCAGACGTCGGTGTTGTCGCCGTCCTGTTCGATGCGGAGGGTGCCCTTGACGGCGAACGTCATTCCGAGGGCGGCGATATCGCCGGAGTACTGGAAGGGGCACGCGCGGCCGAGGAGGGTGTACGCGGCCCAGGCGTCGGCGCGGACGTCGTAGGCGAGGGTGAGGGTGCCGGTGCGAGGCGCGGCGACGCGGTAGGCGACGCCGACGCCGCCGTCCAGGGTGTCGTGCACGGCGGTGCGGGCGGCCTTGTCAGCGACGTACCCGGCGACGGCGAGAGGGATCGTGATGCCCCCGCCGTCGTTGGCCTGGATCAGGTGACTCATACGAGTTGCGTCCTCCCGTTGCGGGCGTTCACGGTGATCGTGATCGGCGTTGATTCCTGGTTGCGTCGCCAGGCGGCGACGGTGGCGGACGCGGAGGACATGTCGGCCTTGACGTCGATGGTCGCCTGGCGCTTCTTGGCGAGGTCGTCGAGGTCGGCCTTGGCATCGGCCTTGCCTGTCGTCTTGACCTCGATCTCAGCGGTGCGCTTCTTGGAGACGTCGCGGAGCGCGGTCTCCGCATCGTCGGTGTCGACGTCGATCGACACGTCAGCCTCGGGCGAGAACGCGTCCTCGAAGCTCAGCGATGCGCCCTGGCCGGCGTTTCCGGCGATGCCGTCGAGAGCGTCGACGAACGGCGCGCGCGCCTCCTCGGGGAGAGCGGCGACCTGCGCGACCCACTGGGTACGGGATTCCTCCGGCATGGCCATGAGCGCATCCCAGTCCGCCGGGGTCATCTGCAGGAGCTGCAGGTTGGCCTGGTAGGACGCGACCGCGCCCGCGTGCTCCTGGACGTAGGTGAGCCATCGGTTGATGTCGAGCGCGCCATCTTCGGCGGTGGCGTACTCGGTCGCATCCTGGACCATGCCCGAGTATGCGGCGTCGACGCTGGACGCGACCGCCTCGGTCGCGCTCGCGATAGCCTCGGCGGCCTCCTCCTCCGCTTCCATGCGTGCCCGCGCGGAGTCCACGCCCGCGTCGCGCTGGCGGTCGGAGGACGACGTCGCCTCGTCGCGGACGGTCACCTCCTGTTTCAGCATGTCCAGGAGGTCTTGCCCCGCCTCGTACTCGTCGACGAGTCCCTGAGTCTTCGCGACGGCGGCCGCGTCGCTGATGTCGACGGACTCGCGGCGGAGCTGAATCTCGTCGTAGAGCGCGTCCTGACTCTTCTCGACGGATCGGATGTAGTCGTCTTGCGCGCCCTTGCCGGACCGGAGGAACCCCTCGACCTCGTCAAGGCCTCGACCGGTGCCGCCCAGCGCGTCAGTCCACTTCTGGAGCTGGGTGGGGTCCTTCTCCCAGAACCAACGCCAGTCCGTGGACTTCAGTTGCTCGAGTTCCTGGATGCGGTTGACGATCTGCTCCGCGCCGGTGAGCCATGCCTCGGTCGACTGTCCCGCGTTGACCGCCTCGACGGCGAACTCTCGCGCCCGCTCTCGAAGCTCCTCGGCGTGCTCCTCCCCCTCGACGAGGCCGTTTACGACGAGTCCGATCCCGGCGGCCGCGATGCCGAGGGCGATGCCGAGAGGGCCGCTGATGCCGGAGGCGAGCCCGCCCAGTGTGCCCTGTGCGAGGTCGAGGATCGAGTCCATAGACCCATCGAAAGATGAGGTGACTTCGGAGAAGTTCTGCGCGGCTTCGTTCTTGAATTCCTCGACGTTCTCGGAGGCTGAGGAGAATGCCCGCTTGCTGTCGTCGCCCACGTCGCGCGCGGCGAACCCGAGCCGCTTGAGCGACTCGCGGGTGTCGTCGAGTTCGTCGTCGAGCTTGTCGGTGGCCTTCTGCGCCTTGGTGAGTTCCTTGTCCAGGTCGGCACTCCGGGCGGCTTTCTCCAGGTCCTCGAAGGCCTCGGCGGCGTCCTCTAGCGGGTCGACGAGGCCGTTAACGATGGACTTTTCCACCCCGTCGGTGTCCATTGCGACACCGATCTCGTACTGGTTCTTACGTGCCATGGCGGCTATCTCACCTTCTCTCCTGCTTCGTGGAGCGTGCGTAGGGTGGTCTGAATTTGGAGGGACGCGAACCGGCGGATCGAGTCCCGCGCGGCGGGAAAGACGACCTTGCCGCGCCGGTTGCGATCCCCGAACAGGGACCCGGTCGTGCGGGTGTAGGGCTTGCTGTTCGGCTTCTTGGAGCGGGACTTGATGGGCGCGGCCGCCGGTCGACCGAACTCGGCGGCGGACTGGAGTGCGGCGATTGCCGTCCCAGATTTGAGGGTCCCGTTGCCTCCGGCCCGGAGGAAGACGTTGCGGTTAGTCACGCCAACCTTCGCCGTGTCGACGAGGGTCCGATGCTGAATCTTGGTGACCGCCCGCTCGGCGGTCTCCGCCTTCCAGATCGGTTGTGCCGCCGCCTTGACCGCCTTGTTGTTCTGGCGTCGCACCTCGGCCGGGACTGTCCGATAGGCGATTGCGAGGTCGCGGAGGGGCGAGTCAACCAGGAGGCTGATCCGCCCCTCCACGGCTCAGCCCGCCGGGGTTTCGGCGGGCACGGGGCGGGTCGACCCGAACACGACCGGCGAGATGCCGACCTGCTTGGTCGCCCCGCCGATCTTGGGAGCGACGAGGGTGATCGTCGACGTCCACGTGATCGGGCCGTCCACGATGGTGATCTCTGCCGTCTTGCCCTCGTCGTCGAAGCACTTGCGCGCAAACCCGGAGGCGGCGAAGTTCTGGAAGACGTTGAGTGTCAGGTTGTAGCCCGACTCGCCCGCGAGCTTGTGGACCTTCCCGGATACGTCGGTGACCTCGACGATGGCGGACGTGGGGTCGTAGGAGAAGTCCTGGATCTCCTCGGTGTAGTCGACGGTGCCGACCTTGATAGTTGCGGTGATGAGACGCATGTCGTTTATGCCTCCTCAGGCATCGTGTCCGGCATGGTGTCCGGCTCGGGGTTGGTGGTGCGGTTGGTGAAGCGGGAGAGGCTCACGACCTCCAGCCGGTAGATGGTCTCGCCGGTCGCGAAGATGCCTTTCGTGGCGGAGTCCCAGTAGACGGAGTCGAGGCCGTCGAGGGCGACGAGGAGCGGGATGACAGCATCGGTGGCGGTGACGATGCCCTTGACCGGCTCCAGCTCGGGAGCGGCGATGGTGAGGGTGAACTCGACGCCGACGTGTCCGGGTGGCACGGGGCCGCCGTTGATGCTCGTCACGATGTCGCCCTGCTCGTAGAGGAGGACCGTGGCGAGCGACTCTGTCATGCCTTCCTCGGCGGGCTGGATGCGCCATTCCGTGGGGAGTGCAGCGGTGAGTGCGGCGACGAGATCGGCGGCGAGTGTGCCGAGCGCGGGGGCGTCAGAATCCACCGGACACCTCCGCGTTGGTCGGACGGATGATCGATCGGACGGTCTTGTCCAGCGGGCGCGGGACGAAAGAGAATCCCTCCGACCCGATGTCACCCTGTTCGTCGGCACGCCCAGCCGCCCACAGGTTCTTGATCTGCTGGAGCTGCGCGTACACGAGGTTGAATGCGGGCTCTCCCTCGACGAGGTCGAGGAGGGCGAGGACCTCCTCCAGCCGGTCGGTCAGACCGAACCGGAGGAGGACCTCAGCGATAGCCGCCTCAGCCGTGGTGGCCTCGGGCGCGAACTCGACCACCTGGAGCCGTGCCGTGTCGACGAGGAACCCGAGGAGTTCCTCGTTCTCGATGGGTGCACCCTTCCACGCCGCCCGGAGGCGAGCCTGTGCGGCCCCGTCGATGGCGCTGTACCAGGTGGCCATGCTCAGATCAGTCGCTTCCAGATGACGCCGGTCTCGGCGTTTCCGTCGACGACGGTCGCGCCCACGGCCGGTGCCTCGGGGACGGACCCTCCGGCCTTGCCCGCGCGGACGGCCTGATAGACGACGGCGGCCGCCTTGGCGAGGTCTCCGACCTGGTAGTCGGTCGCGTTCGCGCGAGCGTCCGCGACGCCAATGTGGACGACGGCATCGGCGCGGACGATGAACACCTGGAGGTAGCCGTGGATCGCGCGATCCACACCGCCCTTGGCGAGGTCGAGTGCGTCGATCTTGAGCGGCCCACCGGGGAGTTCGTCGAACTCCACGGCCTTGCCGGAGCCGACGATGACGGACGGCGTCGAGGTGATGCCGGTGTCACCGACGACGAGGACCAGGCCGTCGCCGGAGCCCTGCCAGTCGGTCGAGGCGGTGAAGTTGACGAACTCGGGGATGAGGTCCTTGGGCGTGTAGATCAGCTCCTCGTACGCCAGCTCGTTCGCGATGATGAACGTGGGCGTGTCGCGGCGGCCGTCCGACTTCTTGGCCTTGACGGCGAGAATGCCCTGGATGACCATGCCGAGCGCGGAGCCGTAGTCGTGGCCGTCGACGCCGGGGTAGTTCTTGGCGGCGATGGGGAGACCGGCGACGGTGCGCCACGTCTCCAGGGCCTTGGTGTCGGACCAGATGAGGTGGTCCTCCAGCACGAGACGGAAGAACGCCTCGATGGCTTCCTCAGCCCCGGGGAGGTCGAAGAACTCGCGGGCGATGTCGGCACCGAACGCCCACTTGAGGAGGCTGGACACCTGACCCTTGGTGAAGCCGACGCCGGAGGAGATGGGCGTCTTGTTGCCCGCCCACTCTTCTCCGAGGTGGTTGACCGGCGTCTCGGCCGTGCCACGGTGCAGGGTGTAGCCCTGCTTGCCGCCGAGGGTGATGGCGGTGCCGAGCGTGCCGAGCGTGATGTACTCACGCTCGTACGGGACGCCCTGGTAGAGCTGGCCGAGCCAGTTGGGTCGGGCGACTTCTCCCCCGGCAGCGAGGTCGGTGGTGATGTCCGCGAGCGCGGCGAGCACGCCCTCGGCGTCGTCGATGGAGTTGCCGGTGAGGTGCGGGAAGCGGACGGCTGCGAAGGCGGCCATCACCTCCACGGTGGTGGGGCCGTCTGTCGCGGCGGTCGCGGCCGGGGCCTTGGGTGCTCCCGCGCGCTGGGTGGCGGGGATGGTGGCGGATGCAGTCACTTCGGATTCCTCCTGGTCGGGTGCCGCCTCGGCGGCGGGTTCGGTGATGGGTGTAACGGTGGTCTGGGATTCGTAGACGCGGCGGTACTTCTGGCCGTCCTCGTCGGTGTAGACGCCGACCGAGCGGTCGGAGCTGATGACCTCGCCACCCTCGTCGGCGGGATCGGTGACGACCTTCTCGGCGTCCTCCTCCTCGTCGTCGGGGGTGTCGGCGGCGAGGACCATGGCGGACGGGAACGCACCGCGTGCGACGAGGGCACCGCCGGAGACGGGGACTCGTGTGGCCTTGCCGTTCTTGATGCCGCCGCGCCATTCGCCGGAGAGGCGGCGGCGCTTGCCGTGGGGGTTGCGAGCGTCAGCGAGGGCCTTGTCACCGGCCGGGGTCTTGGCGATGGCGAAGGACGCCATGACTCCGGCAGCCTCGATCCACAGGCGGGTCGCTCGGCCGACCGGTGCGTAGCGGTCGTGATCCGTGTTGAGGCCGACGACGGACGGGTCGGCGGGCAGTTCTACGACGGATGCGTCTACCTCGAACTGGCCGACGTTGGTGCGCCCCTGCTCCCCGAAGGGGATGAGGAGGCCGGTGATGGTGCGATCATCGGCGGCGGCGAGCACCTCCCCGCCCTCGATCTCGATGTCAATGTCATTCATGTGATTCAGTCCTCACTGGTCGGTGTGGTTGTGGGGTCGGGCGTGGCGAACATGTTGGTCAGGTCGCCGCGGATGGACTTGCCGGTCGGGACGATGTCGTCCAGCGACATGCGCGCCTCGAACGCGAGGAGCATTCGGCGGGCGGGGCCGTAGTCCCAGAGTTCGGAGCGGGCGGTGCCGTTCTCTCCGACGCCCTGGTAGCGCATCTCAGTGCCACCTCCGGAGCCGCCCTGGCGGACGCCCTCCAGGACGGAGGCCGGGAGGGAGACGTGGTTGGCGATGTCGAGGCGGACGGCGTTGCGGCCGGTCTCGTAGAGGTCGGTGGCGACGTTCACTCCGGGGAGGTCGACGCCCATGGCGTCCTTCGGGAGAAGGCCAGTGGAGTTCTTCCGGCGGCCTTCGTTCCATTCGTCGCGAACGGCGGCGCGCTGCTCGGGCGTGTAGCTGAAATACATGTCGTCTTTCAGGCGGAGCACGGTGAGCGGGATGGGGTTGTCCAGCCGGTTGAGGTAGGCCTCCTCGATCTTGCGGGCCTGGTTGAGGGTGTCGCGCCCGTCGACGAGGAGGCCGTTCTCGCCGTAACCGAGGGGCACGGCGACGAGGTAGGCCTTGAACTCGTCGGGGATTTCGTCGGAATCGCAGTGCACGTTGCCGAGCGCGTCGGCCCACCAGTGCCCGACCGGGATATGGAGGCAGTCGGCCTCGGGGTCCTCGGCGGGCTTGGCGGTGAATCCGAAGCACGCCCAGCCGTAGAAGAACCAGTCCGACGATGCGCCGAACTGGCGGTGATAGGGCGAGACGCCGGAGTCGGAGGTGGTGAGCCAACGGGGCTGTGCGGTGTCGACCGTGTCGGCGTCCATCTGGAAGAACGGGATGCCGGAGAGCTGCGCGCACACGATGCCGTGTGCGCGCTTGACGCCGGGAATCCGGAGGGCGATCTCGCGGGTGAGCGGCTGGTTGGTGCCGTCGCCGACGAGGCCCTTGAGTGCGTCGGCCGTGAACGTGTCCAGTGACGACTGCGGCGACCACGGCGACGAGAACGGGGCCATGGTGGCGGCGGGCTTGTCGTAAGCCTGGACGATGCGCTTCTTGAAGATTCCCACGTTTAGAACCTCGGTCCCGTTTCCGACACCGAGGGGGTCGCTGCGTTTGCGACACGCCGGGCGAGGCGCACGCGGCGCGCGTCGCGGTGCCGGTTGTCTCTGGGGTGCTCGCGCTCTTCGTGGTCGCACGCGGCGTCCTGCGCCTCGTCGAGGTGGAACCGTGAGGCCCGCCACCACGTGTGTTCCTGGCAGTGGATGACGATGAGCGACTTGGATTCGTCGAGGCGGATGGGGCTGGTGGTCTGTCCGAGTTTGGCCATGACGGGTCCTAGAAGCTGAAGAGGTCGGAGGGGTCGACGAACTCGGTGACGTCGTCGAGGAACTGGAGGGCGAGGGTGCCGCCCTCCAGGGTGGTGACGTCGGCGTCAGGCTGGTCCTTTGGCCGGCCGATTCCGAAGCCGCCGTATGTGCCGATCGCGCGCTTGGTTGCGACGGCGGCAGCGCCGTCCAGGCGGTCCTGCGGCCAGTGCGCGAGGCCGCCCTCGTCGAGGAGTTTGAGGAGCTTGGTGGCACCCTGGCGGACGTCGATGGTCTTGGCCGGTTTGAGCTCCGGCGCGGGCATGGCCTTCTCGAGTGCGGCGACCTCGACGGCGGCGGCCTGGGATGCGGAGTCGTAGACGATGGGGACCTTGTGAGTGCGGGCGAGGAGGAGGACCTCCTGCCAGAATCCCTTCGTACCCTGCTGGTGGTGGAGGACTCCGATGGCGATGCGGGTCTCGCGCTCCGCGCCTTCCTGGTCGAGGGCGACGGCGACGAGGTCGAGGGGTTCCAGGGTGTGGTGCCAGGCCGCCATGGCGGAGGCCCAGAGGCCGTCCGGGTGGATCGCGATGGCGAGGGAGAAGCGGCCGGGGTTCTCGGGGAGCCCGCCGGGGATGAGCGTCTTGGCCCAGAGTTCGGGCTTGATGAGGGTGTTGGCGGTGCCCTCGTCACCGAAAATGCCGAGGTACTCGAAGATGAACTTCTGTCGCGGCTGGAGTCGGAAGTTACGCCGGACGGCCTCGATGTCGGTGAGGTTGCCGGGCGCGACGCCGGGGTGGTGCTTCTCGATCAGGGCGCGGACGTTCGCACGCGGGTGCTCCTCGGTCGGCTCCCAATCTGCTAGTTCCTCCTCGCTGGTCGAGTCGGGCGCGTTGTATCGGAGGATCGCTGCGCCGAGTTCGCCCGCCTTGACGAAGACGACTTCGTAGAGGAGGTTGCCGGTGCGGAACTTGTCGGCGGTGCCCGCGATGATGAACTGGCCGTCCGTCGTGTCGAGGGTGGGCGGGATCGCGGCGAGGAGGTCCTCAGTCATCTCGGGTTTCGCGCGGCCGGACTCGTCGATGAACACCTCGTCATAAGCCGAACCTCGGAAGTTGTCACCGATGGGCGCATGAACAGAGAAGACCGAGCGGTTAGCGAACGTGATGGCCTCGGCACCGGCCTGGCGTGAGACCTTGACCGGGCGCGTCTTCTTGTCGGGGTAGACGGTCTCGATCACGTCCAGCACTTCCTTGCCGAACTTCTCACGCGCTTTCAGTCCAGTCGTGGCGAGAGTGAATGCGGAGTTGCGGCGCGGTCGGCTCGCGCATCGGCCGATGATGACGGCGAGGATCGTGGCGGTCTTCGTCGAGCGTCGAGGCATGAGGATGCCGTCGATAGTTCTTCCGGCGGCGAGCGTGTCGACCACCTGGAGTTGTTGCGGCTTGGGGTCCTGAACCTCACCCTCTCGGTCGACGAGGAGGCCCATGATCTGCATGCCGGTGAGGAACTCAAGGCGGTCGCGTCTGGTGGTCACGTACTCGGTCGCCTCGTCGGGCGTCGCCTCCGAATCGCGGTGCGCGACCCACGCGGCCTCATCCATGAGCCAGTGCTCTTCCAACTCGGGGAAAAACACGCCTGTAGAGCCGTAGGCGGGGGTTGCTGTGACAGACATAAAAAGATCCGATGGTCAGGGGTTTTGTTACCACTTGAGGGAGCCGGGCGAGGTGATGGGAGCCGGTGCGTGTCGGGTCTTGGCCTCGCGCTGTCGGGCAGCGCCGAGGCGTCCGCCGTCCGCTCGATTGCCGATGCACCGCGCCGTCTTGTAGCGATGCTCGGGCGCGAGGTTGTCCAGGCCGGGTCCGCCGTTCGCGTCGATGTGCCCGACATCGAACCGCTGTTCGGGATCGATGAGGTGACCGCACCTCCAGCACGTCACATCGGCACCGGCTCGACGCTTGACCGCGACCCGAGAGCGGACGATGCGTGCATTCTTGAGGTACTCCGGGTCGCGATGCTTAGCGCCCACGGTCGAGGTCTCCGGTGCGGTGGTTGACATGCGGGCCGGTGTGGTCCAGCGGACGAGAGCACACGACCCATAGCCCGCTGTCATCACCGAGCCAGATGAGCGCGCAGATGCCCTGGTCGACGCGATCAGCGAGGGCAGCGGTGAGTGCCGCCTCGACGATCCGCCCGCGTCGGTGGTCACGGATGCCGAGGGCGAGCCAGGCGGCGACGATGAGGGCGAGGGCGATGAGGAACGGGACCGGGTCGATGTTGTCAACCACGACGGCGCTTCCCGGCGGTCTCGGCGCGGACGAGGTTGAGGAGGCTGGTCGAACCGTAGGCGGTCGCGATCTGCTTGCGTCCGGCGTCGACGAATGCCCACGCCGCGTCGAGGTACTCGATGCCGTCCTCGACGAGTCGGGTTCGCGCGCCGTCGAGGGTGTTGGCGATGGCGTCGAGGTCATTGGCCCGGCGAGCTGATCCGCCGATGGTGTTGCGTTCGCGGGCGGCTCGGGTGCGGGCGGTGTTGACGAGGTCGGTGAGGGCGTCGGTCGCGGGCTTGGTGGTCTGAGCTTCGGTGAGCGTCATCGGAGTTCCTTGGGTTCGTAGGTCGGGCCGAGGATGGCGCGGATGGCGGTTCGGTCGAGAGGCGGTGTCTCGTCGCGTTCGCTTCGTCCGTCGTCTCGGTGGTGTCCGCATGTGCACCATCCGGATTCGAGGTAGGCGTGTTCCATCTCGTCCTGCTTCGGTGGTGAGTGGTTGAGGGAGTACTGGCCCCCTCCACAACGGGAAGGGACCACTGATCTCGTTGCTTCGGCGGAGCCGGGCGTCGGTCGATCACTGGGCGCGTCTCTCGACAGCGCTACTGACAGGCGTGTGAGATCGGGGAGCCGTATGGGAAGGCCTCGCGCCCGGTCGTACCACTAACCGCGAGACCCCGATCTCTCGGGCGGCATCTTGTTCGATTTCGCGGAGCGCCTCCCGCGTGTCCCGCCCGGTCGTGGCGTCGCGTTACTGCATCTGTGGTCTCCCCTACGGCGGGGAGCATGGTGGTGGTCGGATAGTCCGATTCGGATTGTTCACACGCATGACTCAATCCGAATCGGACTGAATCGCCGCACATTGGATTCGGCGTGTCTCGGAATCCGATATGGACTACTCTCAGACCATGCGAACTATCTACGCCGTGACCGGCCTCCTGGCCGCGACGATGCTTCTCTCGGCGTGCGCCGCACCGGCTCCCACCTTGGAGGATGCGGGTAAGGCGTGCGTGACCTACGTCATGTCCAAGTACGACGAGACCCCCAAGCGGGCCGATCGCACGTGCGAAATCATGTATGAGGACATGGGCGAGGCCGACTTCATCGAGGAATGGACGAGATGATGAATGCAGACCAGATCACTGGCGAGTTGGTACACCTGGCGATGCGACGCCGTCGCGTAACCCAAGCCGCGCTCGGTGATGCCTTGGGCATCACTCAGGCCGCGATGGGCAAGAAGCTCTACGGCCGCCGGAGCTGGACGATTGACGAGGTGTTGGCCGTCGCCGACTACTTCGGCGTGCCCGTGTCCGAGTTCCTGCCTGGCGAGGACTACAAGCCGGTGTTGTCGGGTCGCGGTCGCGTTAACGCAGAAACGGCCTCCACCGAAGTGAAGACCGTTTCCGACTCTGTGCGCCCGAAGGGACTCGAACCCCTAACCTTCTGATCCGTAGTCAGATGCTCTATCCATTGAGCTACGGGCGCTCCTGGACCGCTCAGCGGGCCGTGGAACAGCCTATAACAGTCCACACTCGAATGCGAATCGAGCAGGGTCAGTCGTCGTCATCGGGGACGGTCTGCTTCTTCTTGCGCTTGGCTTTCGCGCGCTGCAGAGACGACAGAGCCTGCAGGTCGACGAGGCGGAGCGCCTGCATCCGGGCCTCGCGCATCCGCTCGTAGTCGGGGTCCTGATCGGGACGCATGCCCTCGACGTGCAGCCGGCGATCGAGGTTGTGGCGCACGTCTGCCCAGGCGCCCTCTCGGGCCTCCTCGACGATCGCGCGCAGCGCGGCCTCGTTCTCCATCGTCTCGCGCAGCTTCGTCGCGACTCCGTGCGACTGCTTGGCGCGGCGACGGAGGTTGCGCACATCGCGGTCGCGGTAGTCGTGCGTTCCGGAGGGATCGGAGTGGCGACCGCGAGCACGCTTGCGCAGCTCGGTCAGGTTGCGCTCGACCTCTTCGGACTCCTCGGCCATCGCCCGCAGCGCCTCTCGCGCGTCGGCGACGTACTTGTCGGTGTCGAACACGCCGTTCTCGGCGATCGTGCCGATGAGGATGTGATTCTTGACGGCGAGGCGCGCAGCAGCGGTCGCGATCGCAACGCCTTCGGCGATGGCTTCCGCAGTTCGTCCCACCGCTACCTCCTCTCTTCGAGCGTACCGGTATCGCTCCCCGATGCAGTGGGCCAGAATGGATCGGAATCGGGTCGCCACGGCCTGCTCTACGACCTGCGGCACTCCCGGACGCCGCCAGGAGGAGTGCAATGAAGCGTCTCACCCTCACCGGAAGCACCACAGTGATCACCGGGGCCGCGAGCGGTATGGGCGCGGAGATCGCACGGATCCTCTCCGCGGACGGCGTGCACCTCGCCCTGGTCGACCACAACGCGGAGGCTCTGGAGACCGTGGCCGCAGGGCTCGGGGGCACGACCGTCACCACGCACGTCGTCGATCTGCGCGACGACGACGCCGTCTTCGCCGCAGTGGACGAGATCACCTCGACTCACCCGCACGTGAACGCTCTGATCACGTGCGCCGGCTCCTCGATGCTGGGAACCCTCGACCAGCTGACCATGGAGGAGATGCGCTGGCTGACCGATGTGAACCTCTGGGGCACGGTGTCGATCACCAAGGCGCTGCTGCCGACGCTCCGCAGGGAGCGCGCCGCGCACATCACACACCTCGCGAGCATCTACGCTCTGGCGGCTCCCGCGGGGCGCATCCCCTATGCACTCAGCAAGTACGCCGTGCGAGGGTTCTCCGAGGCGCTCCGCCACGAGCTCGAGGGATCCTCGGTCACGGTCGGCGCGATCTATCCGGCCGGCGTGCGCACGGGCATCATCCTGCATGGCCGCTACGCCGCGGCGATCGACCCCGCGGTGGCAGCACGGGCGGCGGCCGCGCAGGCGGCGATGTACCACACCGAGCCCGCGGATGCCGCGGCGCAGATCGTGCGTGCGACCGAGCGACGTCGTGCGCGCACAATGGTCGGCCGGGAGGCGCGCCTCGTCGACGTGCTCGTGCGCGTCGCGCCGGCGGCCTACTGGCGCGTGATGCGGCGCCCGCTGCGCGAGGCAGTCGACACGACGACTCCGATCCGCTGA